TTGCTAATCTAACTTTCTCACTCCATAAGTTTACCTTCTCTTGCTCATATATTGTAGATGAGTTAGTTAAAGTAAGTTGGAAGTTTGTCATTTCAGCATCATCAATACCTTGTCCAGCTAAGTGAACGATTGCTATCTTATATAATTCACTAACGATTGTTCTTTGAATTCTTTCGATAGTTCTAGCAAAACGAACATCTTCTGCAGCCAATGTAGCTTTACCATTAACGTTCTCATCATACGATAAGTAAGCCTTTGGTACTTTCAATGCTGCAAATAGTTTAGCTTTTAAGTAATCAATATCTTCAACTGCCGCATATTCCAATCCAGCTAAGTTTTCAATAGCCGTGCCACTATCTCCACCTCTAACAGGTAAGAAGAAATCTTCGGTTAGATTCTGAATATTATACTTTAAATTGTAATCACCACTATTTTTATCAACAAATGGAGTTTTCTTCATTTTGTTGATAATTTTTTGCATATAGTTATCAACCTCTTGCGGGTTAATATTACCAATATCAATTTTGAACACTCTTTTTTCAGGTGCTCTCATAATACGATGGATTAACATCGCATCTTCCATAAGGGATAATTGTTTCCATACTCTACGACCATTTTCAATCATAGCCTTACCATATGGAAGAAAGTTTGTATCTGATAATAAACGGAAGTGAGCCATTTCGTAGTTCTCATATTCCTTTTTACCAAATCTATCTAATTCAACTTTAAACTTAACATAGTTTTGGTTCATTGGGTCAGTACCTTCCAATCTTTCCGTATTATATACAGAGTATGGAGTTACGTTAATAATACCCTTACCTTCTGCTATTTCTAATGCTAAAAAGAAATCACCATATTTTACCAAGTTTCTTACCCAAGGCCATAAGTTGAATTCTATATTAACTACATCATAAAATAAGTTATGAAGTATTGCACTTACATTCTCATTTGATGATTTAATTTGTAATACATCACCATATTCATTCTTTGTAGTAGATTCATCAGCGTAAATATCTAATGCCGATGCTATAATTGGGTCATTATCCATAGCATCATAATCTCTAAAAAGTTCTCTACGAACTTGATGATATGCCATTGATTGTGCACCCTGATTTGTCTCATAATAAGACCTTTGTAACTTTGTATATCTATCTCTAAGATTTACGAAGTTTGTATTCATTTGGCGGTCATCAGTATCTACAACTTTACGTTTACCATCTTTATCAACGGTTACGATAGCTTGAGTTGAGAATAATTTCTTTAACCTTCCAAAAAAACTTCTATCATCTATTTCTTGTTCTGCCATAATTTATTATTAATTTCTACAAAATCCTATTTTGACATTATATAACATAAATATCGTAAAATATCAAAACACTACAACCATTGGGATAAATCTTCAAAATCATTCCCAACTCTCATTTTCCAAGGGTTATCATCCATACCATTACCACCACCATATACACCATTGTAAGTATGTGATGTAATACCACCAACTGCGCTTTTGGTTAAATCAATACCCTCCTGTCTTAAACGAAGTGCAGTATCCCTAACCCATAATCCAATTGAAAATGCCATTACCAAGTCATCATTATAACCTTTCATAGCCTCTGCTCTACCATTCATATAAATAAATGTAAATAACTCATCTATCAAACGACTAGAACGAACTATAATTGATTTTTCTCTAAAGTAATCAGTTAATTTAGATATGATTAAAGGTCTAGTTTTAGAAGTGGTTGAAAATCCAGCTACCAATCCTCTATCTTCAGCTCTATATCTATTTGTCATTTGATTTTCAGTATCAATATATTTTAAATCCTTACTCATATAGAATAAGTTTTTATAATCTCTATCAATTACTTGCTGAATTGTAGCCCATCCAATGTTAGCGTTCTCCACCACAAGTAAAGCATCATTATATTCAGTTGAAAGTGCTACTAAGAAATTTCCAAAATCTTTAGTATCAACTTTACCTTTATATTCAGCTATTTGAGTTGCGTTCACAATATCAATTACATGACAAGTAGAATAATCGGCCCCATCACCTCTCGCGACATCGGCCACTACCATATATGATTTTGAATAATCGGCATGTTCCCATTTCCAAAGGTTTCCATCAAATCCACCTTTCTCTATTGGGTCTTGAATATATGTTTCTTTATAGAACATTAGAGTTTCGGGTTCAATTACAGTCTCACCAGAACTTACAAAGTCACAATCACACTCTTGTGCTGCTTTCTTTAATCCTAATAATTCCTCTTGCTGGTCTCTCCATTTTTGGTCTCTTTCAGGATGTACTGTCCAATGTAATCTGATTGTATTGAATGGGTTTCTGCTTTCCTCAGCTCCTAACCAAGTTTGGTGAAACCAATTACCAACACCATTAGGAGTAGATAATGCAATACAACTACCACCCGTTGAAAGTGTTGATTGAGCTGCCACCCAAATCTCATCGATATCATCAATAAAAGCGGCCTCATCAAATATAAGAAGTGATAAGGCTTCCGAACGTCCTGCATCAGGAGATGAAGCAATAGCTTTAATTTGAGAACCATTGTGTAAACGAAGGGAAAGCTTGTTATCCTCCATAGAACCTCCCTTAAGCCAACTAGGAAGCAATTCATGCATCACTCTTACCTTAGTTACTAAGTTCTTTGCAACATCTTGCTTTGTTGCAATAACCAATACGTTAAAATCAGTATTGAATATCATTTTCCAAAGTGCGAAACCAGCCGATAGGGTTGAGATACCAGTTTGACGTGATTTTAGGACTATATTAAATCGATTACCATTAAATTGTGTTAGGGTCTTTTCCTGAAATGGGAATAAGTGAAAGGGTATCTTACCTCTCACCGGATGCTGAATCATACAATACTTTTTCATAAAGTGAATCGGGTCTACCGCACACTTTTTGTATTCTTCTGCAATAATCTCTTTTAAAGATTTTTTTGGTGTTATGGGTGCACTCATATTAATCGTTAAGGGGTCTTACTAAATCGTAATTTTTATCTTTTAATTTATCGTAAGCCTCATTTCTTAATTTAGTAGCTTGTTCAATTTCACCTTCAAACTTAACAATCTCCAAAAGGATTTCTGCTTTAAGTTCTTCAACATCTCTCTCCATACTCCAAGTTTCAATCTTACCATCTTCTTGAACTACTTCATAAGTTTGCTTTGCATCTCTATAAGCTTGTTTAAATTGAGAAACAACATCATTACCATATGCAATCATATTAGAATATATTTTATAATCTTCATACTCCTTCCACAATCCATCTACTTTAATTTGAGATTCTCTTATTGTAAGACAATGTAAACAATATCCAGTTTTAGATATTAACTTTTTATCAACTCTACCTACTTTTATTGTTTTACAATTATCAGATTTACAAGTGTTTAACTTATCTAAGTAAGCTCTAACTTCTTGCATTGTATCTGATAGTTCTGATGTTTCTATCTTACCACCTTCATGTTGTACCCAAGTCTTTCCATTATCATCAGTCCATCTTTCGCCAACATTATGCTTTACATTTTGTTTATCTGCTCCAGAAAATGATATTTGTGTGTTTTTTTCATATTCACCACCTGTCAATACCATATCTACCAACTTTCTACGTGTTGGGTGCATAAACTTTTTATTGAATTCCTTTGCCATATTACTTACGATATATTTGTATATATAAGTATATCAAAATCCAGAAAACAATTATTTATCGAAGAAAATACCTAAAATTTGATTTAGGGGTGCGAATGCACCTGTTAATTTGTATGTGTTACCACCATAGACAAATACAATACCCTCATTTGGTACAATCTTTTCGAATCCACCAAGTGCATTAAGTCTTTGTAACTCTAATTTCAATTTTTCAATTTTCTTAGGGTCACCACTTGCTTTTACTTGAGATATTGTTGATTGTAAACGAGCTACCATTTGTCTTTTGGCACTATCAGGGTTTGCTGTAAGAACCGAGTCCATAAAGGATAGTACATCAGCACCAACTCCTAAAAATATCTCCTCAAATCTCATTAGATTTTGCTTTCCTATTTTTTGTTGGTCTTGCTTATCAGTTTGTTCAGCCCATGCTCTTAATTTGTCATCAGTTATTTCTGCTATACGGAAACTCTTGTCACCAAAAGCCCATCTCTTTATTAATCCTATTTTTTGTTGATAATCTAACTTCTTAGCTTTCTTTTCTACAAAGTCAGTCCACCAAGATTGATGATAATCAGCTACACCATCACTATCTGCTAATTTGAATTCATTTTGAAGTTTAGAAATCATTCCTAAATATTTTCCTTGTAATTTAGAAAGATGTTCTGATTTAGGAAGTTTATTAATTGGAGGTCCCTGTATTGTGTATTTAGATTGTACGTGTGCATTTACTTGCTTAATCATACCACCCAATATAGATGCCGCTTGTTGGTTTTCACCTACAATAGTACCATCCATATCATAATCAAATGTACCATGAAATACTAATAGGGGTTGATTGTAAGGGATTACGTTTACAGACGTTGGATATATCACTTCTAAGTTCATAAACGAACTACCATCCTTAAAAACCTTCTTACGTTGAGGTTCGGATAGGGCGCCAATTGCTTTGGATAAATCCTGCATAGCGAAGTTGTATGCATCGGTTAATCCACCTCTACCAGCAAACTTGTCTGCTACCTGTCCTATTGTCATAGCACCAGCTCCTTTGTTCTTTAGGTGTGATTTGTTGCGAGCTGCAACTAATCTACCATTTACCCAACTAACTGCCAATGCCTGTCCATCAGTCTTTTCTCTTGCTAATTCCAAATCACCATTTAATGCTCTTACTACGATTTGTTTTAAATCACCAAATGTAAGATTCATTTCAATATCAAATGGATGGTTCATGTGACCATAAGCCCCACCTTCCAATAATAATGATTCGTTTATTGATTCTTTCTTTAGTGAATCTATTTGTTTTTTAATTTTATCAATCTCTGCTCTAACTTTCATTTGTGCAGGAGATTTTGGCATAAGCTTAAAAGCCTTATTATATAATGATACAAGTTCTTTTTCTAAATCTTTTAATCCCTCTTTTACTGGAGTATATTCTTCACTACCATCACCATCTAATTTAGATTTTAATTTCTTAGCATCTTCTGGGTCTGGTGCTCCATTGATATATCCACCAGGTAAAGATAATCCTACACCAGCTCCACCACCAAGTCCCATCTCATCTAATATGGAATCAAAATCTTCAACTATTTCTTTAATATCTTCTTTTGAAATTATAGTATCTTTTTGATTATCGGGCAATTCCCAAAATCTTTTAGGTTTATCTATTACTTTATTTGGTTCGGTTTCTTGCCAATCTTCAACCTTAAATGGGTCATCTGCTGGATTTAATGTACTTTGTGTTACATTCTTAAGTTTATAATAAGCTTTTCTAAATTGAGTTTCGGTATCTTTTGATTTTCCTCTACCTCTCATAGAGTCTGCTTTTGGAGTATCCATTTGAGTATATCCACCTTGAGTGTACCAATTTTCAGGCTTAGCTGTGTTTAATACTCTAGGTTGTCCATCTGCTACAAATGATGTATCAGGTTCATCCTGTCCTCTAAACCCGCTATTAGATGCTGTTTCTTTTAAATTTTCTTTTTTAGGAATTCTAAATGTTACTGCTTTCTTACCATTGATTGTTGGCATTCCCCATTCATCAGTTCCTATATTTTTAACAACTACTTTTTTATTTTTGAATTTACCCATTAACAAAGTATCACCAACTTTTACGTTTAATTTAATTTCTTCGTTAATACATTCTTTCAATCCCTTTAACTTAAGAGTAATTAATTTGAATATTTGGGAATCAAATTTAGGATATGCTTTCGTAAAGTTTTTCTTTCTATCATCCGAACTACCAGCACTTAACCAATAACGAACATCAGTACCACTAATAGGATTTGCCGTAGCGGGTGAAGCGTAGACATATCCTTTATCCAAATATCCTTGCTCTACCTTACCTTTATATGGAGTGAAGTATTTACCACTTAAACGATTTTCATCCTTTTCACCAACTACAACTATTAAACCAGTTGTATCAGAATCATACTTCTTTAGTATTTCTTCAGGTGCATAAGGATTTTTAATATTTACAATTTTGTTTGATGGAATACCAAACATTGTTGTCATTATTACTTTCTTTTCCTTAAAATTAAATGGAGATTTTTTTGAATCGGTAACATTAGAAGTTCCGATATATACACTATCCTTACCGAATTTGCGTACTAAATTATCATAAGTTGCGTAGTGTCCCTTATGAAATGGTTGAAAGCGGCCCGAATAGACAACAACTACTTTGTCCATTTGAGCCGCTTCTCCCAATATTGTTTCTATTAAAAAGTTTGATAATTCGTTCATTATATAGTTGTTCCTATATAAATATTCGATATTATTGTTTTACTACTTTCATACCACTACCAGCAGGTTGATTTTGAGCTTCTAATTGTTGTTGCTCTACTTGCTTTCTAGTTGGTGCACCTGGTTGATATTGAATTGTTCCATCCTGCATATTAATTCTTCCTTGAGGGAATTTTTCATCCAATTCATCAATTACTTCTTTTAATTGTAAATTTGTTGATTTGAATTCATCTTCACCAGTTTCCAAAATTTCATCTAATTTAATTAGTTCATCTTGAATTTCTCTTTTTCTAATATAAATTTGTCCAAAGCTACTAATTAAATTATTTAATTTAATATTTAAATTATTTATTTTTTCAATAGAATCTTCTGGTAATTTTTCTATTGCTATTTGAACAGATTGTGTTTGTACACCATTGTTTTCTTCTGTTGTTGGGATGTTATCTAATCCTGCCATAATTTTGATTTTTTATTGTTTATATATATAAGTATATTGTTTTTTTAATTTCTATAAGAATTTTTCCAATTCTTTTATTACCATATCCGATGTTATTGATTTTGTACATTCAAATTGTCTATTAGTTCCTTTGTGGTCTGGGCACCAATTCCAATCCGATGGGTCTAATCGTAATCTATTAAAGCATCCTTCACATTTTCCTTTAGGAGATGCTATTCTTATACAATCTTTCATTTCAGCCCAATCATATGAGAATCCACTAATCAATACAGTAGGAACATTCAAACTCCAACTTAACCAACTCAATCCGCTACCAATACCAATGAATGCTTTTGATTTTAACATTTCATCCATTACCAATTCTAATGGTCCGTTTGGATGCTGGATTATTCCGTTTGGTAATTTATTTCCCATATAATCATCACCCTCCTTAGAAAGTAATTTTACTGTATATCCTTTTTCTTTTAACCAATCAACTACATCCTGCCACCCAGTTGGATTATTCCAAAACTTAGATTGCGCCGTTCCGAATACACCAATACATACCTGTTTAAGATTTGGGTCTATATATGGTTTTCTTTCTTTTAGTTTAGGTCTTACCTCTATGTAATCCAATCCTAAAATATCAGAACACATTTTTTGCATTGTTTGTGTTTTAGGGTCTATTGGATTTTTTAAATTGTTTATGGAACTATCCTCATTATAAAATAAACCAACACAATACATTGCAAACAAATTTTCAACATTAGTTCCAGGATTAACAAATTCTAAGTTTGGATATTGGTCTATAAACATATCATTCATAAATGATGATACTATAACTTTACAATTATGCTTTTTTCTAAATTCCTCTGCATATGGAAACCAAGATAATGAATCACCTAACGCTTTTGAATCTAATGCAATATAAACTCTTTTATTAGTTGCATCATAAACATACTCATACCATAATTTATTGTTTTCATAAATTAAAATCTTCCATTCTACAAAATATTCTATATTACATTTACACCAACAATTATTTCCTATTGTAGATGTAAATTTAACTTGTCCAGTTTTATTATCAATAAACTGAACTTTATATTCAGCTACTTTGCTTCCTTTTATTTCTACCCAAGGACCTCTTACAAAATGAAAATTTATTTTATTTTCAATTGGCTTTATTTCGTTTGTATTCTTTTTTAAATTATCGTATATCATTAACTCCAAGTTTTAACTGTTAAATCCAATAGGGAAAATCCTTCTGCTTGCTTACTATACATTTTATTAGTTGTATAACGAGGTCTTGGGTGATTTGCAAATACATGATTGAACCAAAGGTCACCAACATCCCATCCACAATCTTTAATTCTATCAGCCCACCATTGTTTCTCTCTATTAGGAATTAAATAACAATGTGCTAAGTCTTGATTTGCAGCAGTCTTTGAAAACAATTCATCTACTTTTT